TTTCGTATAAAGGACTTAAAAGTCATACAAAACCCTCTAAGAACTATACTAAACCAAATGCGAAAGCCGGATAAAGAAAGGAGGTAGTGCCATGGCGAAAACAAAAACTGCCGCAAAACCAAAGATAAAACCGAGTTTGACGGCTGAAGCAAGAGAACAAAAGATGATATCGTTGGCTATGGATTTGGCAGAACAACAATTACGGGACGGCACTGCTTCATCTCAGCTTATAACCGAGTTTGTTAAGCGTGGTTCAGATAAATCAAGACTTGAAAACGAAAAGCTACGGAAAGAGAATGAACTTTTAAGAGCTAAAACTGAAGCTATCGAATCGGCTAAAGAAGTTGAATCTCTTTATAGGGAAGCTCTTGATGCGATGCGAGATTATAGCGGAAGGAGTTCTGACGATGAACGTTAAAACATACTCGGAATTGATAACATTTCCAACTTTTGAAGAACGTTATAAGTATCTACGTCTTGGTGGAAAAGTTGGAGAGGATACTTTTGGGTTTGATAGATATTTGAATCAATCATTCTACAAAAGTGATGAATGGTTATCGGTTAGAAACAAAGTTATAACTCGCGATTTAGGTTGCGATCTTGGTTGCGTGGATCATGAGATACCGGAAGGGGTTATAATACTCATCCATCACATGAACCCCATAACTAAGAATGATATTCTAGATCGAACCGAATTACTTCTTAACCCCGAATACCTGATAACAACAATAAAACGGACTCATGATGCTATTCACTATGGCGACGATAGTCTCATATTTACAGGATTGGTTGAGAGAAGTAAAAATGACACATGTTTATGGAAATGAGGAGGAAAATTATGTCTAAAAGATATGATTACACAAAAGCTAACAAAGAAGTAGTGGAAGATATTTTGGAAGAAAGTGTGGAAGAAAATACGGAAATCGAAGACAAAATAACAGCGGCTGAAGAAGCCATAATGGCGGAAGAACCAATGGAAGCTTACGGTAAACATGCTGGAAAAATTGTTGGTTGTATGAATCTTAATGTTCGTGTCGAGCCTAATATCGAATCTAAAGTTGCTCGTATTGTTTCTAAAAATGATACTGTAACTATTGTAGGCGAAAGCGGCGAATGGTATGAGATTGTCACAATGGATGGAGATCATGGTTACAGCATGAAACAGTATATAAAGAGATAAGTGATAGGAGAATACTCATGGAATATACGGAAAGCATCTTAAATTCTATAAAGAAGCTATTAGGTCCTTCCGCAGATTACACGCAATTCGACCCTGACATAATAATGCACATAAACTCGGCGTTTATGGTACTGAGACAATTAGGTGTTGGGCCGAAAGAGGGTTTCTCAATAAACAACAGTGATGCGGTTTGGACAGATTTCATGTCAGACATAGACAAGCTTGGACTTGTTAAGAGTTACATCTATTTGAAAGTTAAATTAATCTTTGATCCACCTACCAATTCCACAGTCATCAAAGCTAATGAAGATTTACTAAAGGAATACGAATGGCGACTTAATGTCGAGGTCGATCCTTCAGAGTAGCAGGAGGTGAAATCAAATTGAATCAAAATGAACTTTATCACCACGGCATAAAAGGTATGAAGTGGGGTGTTCGTCGTGACAAACGTGGCGGCGGTTCGGGTTTAATAGGATCCGTGAAAAATTATAGAACTGCCCAGAAAAGGAAGAAGACACTTGCTAAAGCCAGAGCCACAAGAGCCGCGAACCGCAAAGCAGCGATCGAACGTCAAGAACTATTAAAGAAAGGTAAAATCTCTCCGAAGAAGATGACCGATGCAGAACTCAGACAGCAGACTGAAAGACTTAGAGCTGAATCAACATATAAAAATGAGTTGAAGAATGCTCGAACGGTAAGTAAAGGTCGATCCGCGGTAGAAAGTTTTGCCAAAGGACCCGGTAAGAAGATATTCTTCGATACAACGGTTGATATCGCGGCACAATCTTTCAAGGCTATAGGAGTCAAAGAAGTTAACCGAATATTCAATCAATACGGATTCGAAGGTGACGTAGTCTTCACGAACAACAAGAGAAAGTAAGGAGTTTTATATGGCATTATCGAATACAGCAACGCCAAAATACTACGGCATGTTTCGTGATGCCGTGCTCAGAGGTGAAATACCGGTAAATAGAGAAGTCTCTATGGAAATGAATCGAATAGACGATCTTATTGCCAACCCAGGAGTTTGGTATGATGACAAAGCGATAGACGGGTTTATTAAGTATTGCGAGAATGAACTCACTTTAACCAATGGCGAAGATCTTCGCTTACTCGATTCGTTTAAACTATGGGCCGAACAAATTTTCGGATGGTACTATTTCGTCGACAGAAGTGTATACGTTCCGTCGGAAGATGGGCATAGCGGACATTACGAAACCAGATCGATTAAAAAGCGCCTGATAAACAGACAATACTTGATAGTGGCCAGAGGTGCTGCTAAATCGCAGTATGAGTCTTACATACAAAGCTATTATCTAAACGTAGATACATCTACGACACATCAGGTCCACACTTCTCCGACAATGAAACAGTCCGAAGAAGTTCTTGCTCCTATGAAAACAGCCATTACTCGTGCCAGAGGACCCTTATTCCAGTTCCTGACAGAAGGCTCATTGCAGAATACTACCGGCTCTAGAGCTAACCGAGTAAAACTGGCTTCAACGAAGAAAGGTATAGAGAATTTCTTAACTGGTTCATTATTAGAGATCAGACCTATGACAATAGACAAACTTCAGGGCTTGAACAGTAGAATAAATACTGTTGACGAATGGCTTTCTGGCGATATCAGAGAGGATGTAATTGGAGCTTTACAGCAAGGTGCTTCAAAGAATGACGACTATTTGATAATAGCTGTTAGTTCCGAAGGTACCGTTCGAAATGGCCCCGGTGATACAATCAAAATGGAGTTAATGGATATACTCAAAGGTGATTATGTCAATCCGCATGTTTCTATCTGGTGGTACAAACTCGATTCCGTTGATGAAGTAGCCAATCCGGATATGTGGATAAAGGCTAACCCCAATATAAAAGCGCTGGACAAGTATGAGGAATATCAATTGGACGTAGAAAGAGCCGAGAAAGCTCCTGCGACAAGAAATGATATTCTTGCTAAAAGATTTGGTATACCTATGGAAGGCTATACATATTACTTCACTTATGAAGAAACCATACCTCATAGAAAGAGAGATTATTGGGGTATGCCTTGTGCGCTTGGTGCCGACCTTTCTCAGGGAGATGACTTTTGTTCGTTTACGTTTATGTTCCCGTTACCAAGAGAGCAGTTTGGTATCAAGACTCGTAACTATATTTCCGAATTAACATTGAAGAAACTACCTACCGCAATGAGACTCAAATACGAGGAATTCATGAAAGAGGGAAGTCTAATAGTTATGCCGGGAACAGTATTGGATATGATGCAAGTTTACGAGGATCTGGATGCTCATATAGTCGAGCGAGAATACGATGTCCGATGTTTCGGATTCGACCCCTATAACGCTAAAGAATTTGTAGCCCGTTGGGAAACCGAAAACGGGCCTTTTGGCATTGAGAAAGTTATTCAGGGAGCCAAAACTGAATCAGTTCCTTTGGGCGAACTTAAGAAACTTTCAGAAGAAAGAATGCTTCTGTTTGATGAAGAACTTATGTGTTTCACTATGGGAAACTGTATTGTCATGGAAGATACAAACGGAAACAGGAAATTATTGAAGAAGAGATACGATGCAAAGATCGACGCGGTTGCTGCTATGATGGATGCTTTCGTAGCATTCAAGATTAACAGAGACGCATTCGAATAAGGAGGTGTTTTTTTTGAAAAGAAATGACGAATTGATGCACTACGGGGTTCTTGGAATGAAGTGGGGAATAAAGAGAGCCGCTAAAAAAGGTACTGAGTATTCGTATAGGTCACACGGTCAAAAGAAGTATGAAAAAAAAGTAAACGAGTATGAAAAGAAAGTAAACGCATCCAAAGGAAAAAAGAGCCACGACAGCAATAAAGAACGTTTAAGAAAAAACGAAAACAAACTCGAACTGTACAAAATCAGAGATAAAAACCGAGTCGAATACGCTAAAATGACAAATACCGGAAAAGCTTTTGTTAGGACTTGTTTACTTGGCCCGGTTGGTAACGGAACATACAGTAGATATAAAGCTTCTGGAAATAAAACTGGTGCGGCTTTCGTTAAATCTTTAATGTGGGATATGACTATGCCAGTTGGACCAGCTCAGTTAATGTCTAGACATAGAGAAATGAATACTGCCAGAGCCGAATTAAATAAAAGAAACAATAAATAACACTGGAGGAAATTCAAAATGGAGAAAACCCTAGGCTTCAGGCTTAAGAATGCCGTAAATGCCTTTTTCAGCCGAGATCCAACAGGGTTTCGCACGAACGCTGGTCCGGGTTATTACTATCGTCCCGATAGAGTAAGACTTACCAGAGGCAACGAGCGTTCGATAATAACGTCCGTCTATAACAAGATAGCATTGGACGTAGCAAACATTGATATTTTGCATTGCAAGACTGATAACGATGGCCGATTCGTTGAAGTTGTCAATGATGGGTTAAATACTTGTTTAACTCTCGAAGCAAATATAGATCAGACTTCGAGAGCATTTATTCAAGATGTTGTATTATCCATGTTTGATGAAGGAGTCGTAGCTATTGTTCCAGTTGATACAACCGCCGATCCAAATTTCACAGATTCGTATGATGTACTATCATTCAGAACCGGAAAGATAATACAGTGGTATCCTCGGCATGTTAAAGTCAATGTTTATAATGACAGAACCGGTAATCGGGAGGATCTTCTGTTAGCTAAAAGCGATGTTGGTATAATCGAAAATCCTTTTTACGCGGTAATGAATGAGCCAAATTCTACTGCTCAGCGATTGAAAAGAAAGATGGCTTTATTGGATGTGACAGATGAACAAACGGCATCCGGAAAGCTTGACCTCATTATTCAATTGCCTTATGTGATTAAATCGGAGGCTAGGCGAAAGCAGGCGGAAGAAAGGCGAAAAGATATAGAAATGCAATTGGCAGGTTCTAAGTATGGTATAGCTTATGCTGACGGAACTGAGCGTATTACTCAGCTTAACCGTTCTGTCGAGAATAACTTGATGAAACAGGTTGAGTATTTGAGAGATATGTTCTATAGCCAATTATTCATTACACAAGGGATTATGGATGGTACGGCGGATGATAAGACGATGCTTAACTATAATAGTAGAGTTGTAGAAGTTGTTGTTTCGGCCATAGCCACTGAGATAAAACGAAAGTTTTTAAGTGTTACGGCTCGATCACAAAATCATAGCATCATGTTCTTTAGAGATCCGTTTAATCTTGTTCCAGTTAATGACATTGCTGAAATAGCGGATAAGTTAACACGAAATGAGATTATGACATCGAATGAAATTCGTCAAAAGATCGGCATGAAACCATCCAGCGATCCTAAGGCTGATGAATTGAGAAACAGCAACATTGCTCAACCAGATGAAGAAATTCCAGTTGAGGAAGATTACCCGGTAGATTATGAAGAAGGAGGAAACTACGAGTATGAGTAAATATGATTTTAGCGGATGGGCTACTCGAAACGATCTGCTTTGCGGAGACGGTAGAACCATTCGTAAGAATGCTTTTAAAAACAACGACGGAGCGACTGTTCCTCTCGTTTGGAACCATGAGCATAATGATCCGAATGCTGTTTTAGGCCATGCGGTACTTGAAAACAGGGATGACGGTGTTTATGCATATGGTACTTTCAACGACACCGAACAGGGTCGGACGGCCAAGAAATTAGTTCAAAATGGAGATGTCAGATCACTCTCTATATGGGCTAACAAGCTTAAGCAGATGGGGAACGATGTTATACACGGTAATATTCGTGAGCTGAGTTTGGTTCTTGCTGGCGCTAACCCTGGAGCATATGTAGATTTTGTTATGGCTCACGGCGAAGATGAAGAGGACACTCTTTATGCATCATATGATGAGAATATTATGCTTTATCATTCCGATGAACCAAAAAAGCAGGAAGAATCTAAGAAAGAGGAGACTATGAAGGAAGAACCTAAGAAAGCGGAAAGCGAAAGGACTGTTAAAGAAGTATTTAATGCGGCTCTTAATAAGCTTTCCGATGAAGAGGAAGACGCTGTAATGGCTGTTATCGGCTTAGCGGTAGAAAGCAACGAAAATGATACTGATGAAGTTGAACATTCCGAAGGAGGAGAAGATTACATGAAATACAATGCATTTGACACTAACGAAGTTAGCCAGAAAAATGTGCTCAGCCATTCAGATCAGGAGACGATCATTGGGATGGCCAAAAACAAAGCTGTGGGTACTCTTCAGAACGCTATTGAGTGTTTTACAGAAGAGAACGATACTTTAGCACATGGTATCGATGAGATTGATACTCTGTTCCCAGAGTATAAGGATGTATACCCGGGTGCTCCGGAAATGATTACGAGAGACCAGGGCTGGGTTGGAACTGTAATGCAGAAAGTACATAAGAGCCCTATCAGCAGAATCAGAACTAGGCAGGCCGACGTAAGAGGCGATGATCTCAGAGCATTTGGTTACGGTGAGAAAGGCAGCATGAAGAAGATGCCTGGTAACATGAAACTGCTTAAGAGAACAACCGATCCGCAGACTGTATATCGTAAAGATGCTCTGCATAGAGATGACATTATCGATATCACAGATTTCGACGTTGTATCTTATCAGTACGAGGTCATGAAGATGAACCTCAACGAAGAACTGGCTATGGCTATCATGATCGGCGATGGAAGAGAAGAGGGTGACGAGAACAAGATCTCAGAAGATCATATCAGATCAATCTGGCATGATGACGATCTCTATACAATCCATCACGATGTTGATATCACCACAGCTAAGTCGGAACTTCAGGGTTCGGATACTTCAAAGCATTTTGGCGATAACTACGTTTATGCAGAAGCCCTTGTTACTGCATCACTGTATTCCAGAGAGAAGTATAAGGGAAGTGGAACGCCAGATCTGTACTGTACTCCGCATCTGCTGAATGTAATGCTTCTGGCCAGAGACCTTAACGGCAGAAGAATCTACGATTCAAAGGCTGATCTTGCCGCTGCTCTGAACGTTGGCAACATCTTCACTTGCGAACAGTTTGAAGGTAAGACTAGAACTTCTGGTTCTAAGACTAAGAAACTTCTTGGCCTTATTGTAAATCTTGCTGACTACCAGGTCGGTTCAACTAAGGGCGGAGAGATTACTAAGTTCAACCAGTTCGACATCGACTTTAACCAGGAGAAGTATCTGATTGAAACTAGACTTTCAGGCGCTCTGACTAGAGTATACTCAGCCATCGCTCTTGAAGAAGAAGTTACAGGTTAAATCTGATTATTGAAGGAGGAATGATGTAATGGATAAGATCTATGATAATTTCAGTGATGTGCATGTAAGCGTTAGAAAGGTTTACGCTAAAGCGTCAGATAAATATGCTTATGCGGATAAGAAGTGCACAGTTACTATCAAACCAGAAGATTTGCAGGACGCTTTTTATAAAGGTGTCATTGTTGTAGACGCAAGCGGAAACGAATACACTCCTGTGAAGTGTGTACTCGCAACTGGTGTAGTTACTCTCACATATCTGACTGTAACCGTTAGCGATAGCTCAACGACTGTTGCAGCTGCTACTGTAGAATCTAAAGCGTAAGGAGAATTCAAAATGGCGAAATATTATGGAGTAATCGGCTACGCATCGTCTGTAGAAACTGAACCAGGTATATGGGAAGAAAGTATCACCGAACGAGAGGCTGTTGGAGATATGCTTGAGAATCTTCGTTCTCTTGAGAATTCCGGAGAAGTGAATGATAACATCAACATATCGAATCGAATAAGCATAGTAGCCGATCCATATGCCATTCAGAACTTCCATACGATGAGGTATGCTACATATCTGGGTACTAAATGGAAAGTTAAAAGCGTGAATGTTAATTATCCACGTTTAATACTGTCATTAGGGGGTGTTTGGAATGAAAACGAGAGCTGAACTCCAAGCAAAACTTGAAGAATTGCTGGGTAGCAGTAATATTTACTATCAACCTCCGGCGACGGTGCAGATTAAATATCCAGCTATAATTTTTTCGAAAAGTAGAATCGATACTCTAAAAGCTAACGATTCTACTTATGCAAAAAACAAACGTTATGAAATAATCGTGGTTGATAAGAAGCCTGATAATCCGGTAATCGACAAGATTTTGGATTTACCATACTGTTCTTATGACCGAAGTTATAAAGCTGATAATCTTAATCACGATGTTTTAACATTATATTATTAAAGGAGGAAATATATATGGCATATGCTATTTCATGGGACGATACTGGTAAACGCTTATACGAAACTGGAGCGAAAAACTGCGTCCTCTATCTCAAAGATACCAACGGAGCATACACTAAAGGTGTTGCATGGAATGGAATAACAGCGGTAACGGAGAGTCCTTCAGGCGCAGAAGCGACAGCTCTGTATGCTGACGATATTAAATATCTCAACCTCATGTCGAATGAGGAATTTGGAGGAACTATCGAAGCTTATACATACCCAGAAGAATTCGCAGAATGCGACGGCTCCGGTTCGCTCGCGGATGGTATTTCCATTGGACAGCAGACTCGTAAACAGTTCGGTCTTTGTTATAGAACCACTCTTGGTAATGACGAAGATGGTAATGACTACGGTTATAAGCTGCATCTGGTTTATAACTGTCTGGCAGCACCATCCGAGAAAGCTTACGCATCAATCAATGATTCACCGGAAGCTATCACATTCTCATGGGAGTTTAGTACAACCCCAGTGACAGTAAACGTGTCGGGAAAGGATTTCAAACCTACCGCGCATATCGAAATCGATAGTACAAAAGCCGACCCAACAAAGCTCGCCACGCTTCTTGAGACACTGTACGGTAAGGCTGCGGCTAGCCCAGATGCTAAGGTTGAACCAAAACTTCCTACACCAGACGAAATTGCAACAATGTTTGCTGCTAGCTAAAGATAACGGAATAAACGACTATAGGCCCTGCTAAAATGTGGGGCCTTTTTATTTGAAAGGAGAACAAATATGTTAAAGAAAACTATCTCATACACAGATTACAACGGAGTAGAAAGAAAAGAAGACCATTATTTCAATCTTTCAAAAGCTGAACTCATGGAAATGGAAATGGGTACAACCGGGGGATTTGCTGAAATGCTTCAGAAGCTTATTGATGCTCAGGACGGTCCGTCCCTTATGAAAATTTTTAAGGAAATCATTCTTAAGGCCTATGGCATAAAGAGTGACGACGGAAAACGTTTCGAGAAATCTGAAGAATTATCTAAAGCATTTGAGCAGACGGAAGCTTACTCAGAACTGTTTATGGAACTGATCACAGATGCCGATGCCGCAGCTAAATTTATTCAGGGTATTATTCCCGCTGATGCTGCAAAACAGCTTAACGAACAGAACCATCCAGCTTTACAGAAATAATTAACAGAGAGGTGAGAAGATGCTTCAGATTGTAATACCTAAATCAGAACGATGGGACGAGGAAGCTGAATGTTTTGTTGTTTCGCAAGAACGTACTTTACAACTGGAGCATTCTCTCGTCTCACTTTCAAAATGGGAATCGAAATGGAATAAACCATTCTTGTCGAATCAGGAAAAAACTACTGAGGAAATATTCGATTATATACGGTGCATGATCTTAACGAAGAATGTTGACGACGATGTTTTGTTATTCTTGAACGATGAACTTATAACAAAAATCAAAGAATATATAGAAGCGCCAATGACTGCTACAACGTTTTCTAACAAAAAGAAAGGCGGTTCAAACAACGAACAAATCACGTCGGAACTTATTTATTATTGGATGATAGCGATGAATATACCGTGGGAATGTCAGAAATGGCATCTCAATCGTCTGATGACGTTGATAAGAGTATGTGAGATTAAGAATCAGCCGCCTAAAAAGATGAGTAAACGTGAAATAATGTCCAGAAATGCGGCGCTTAATGCTGCACGTAAACAACAGATGAATACAAGAGGATAATAACATGATAACTTTCAGACAAAAGGGTGACTTCTCAAAAGCTACTCGATTTTTCGAACGAGCCAGAGAAGTTGTAAAACTTGGTGTATTAGACAAGTATGGTCGAGCTGGAGTTGAAGCGCTTTCGTCTGCGACGCCTGTTGAATCTGGTTTAACCGCCAGCTCGTGGAGCTACGAGATAAAACAGGGAGGTGGATCTGCCGTAATAGAATATCATAACTCAAACATAAACAAAGGCGTACCGATAGCTATAATCCTACAATATGGTCACGGAACCGGAACGGGTGGCTGGGTCGAAGGTAGAGACTACATAAATCCGGCTATTCAACCGGTATTCGATAAAATTGTAGAAGATGCTTGGAAGGAGGTTGTTAAATTATGAGTAACACGGTCGACAGCAGAGTCCTGGAAATGCGATTCGATAATAAGCAATTTGAGGCTGGGATCGCAACCAGTATGTCGACACTTGAAAAGCTTAAGAGTAAGCTAAATTTAACAGCTTCCTCGAAAAGCTTGCAGGGGCTTGGTGACGCAGCTAAAAAAGTCGATATGTCAGGACTTAGTAAGGGTGTAGATTCGATTCATACTAAGTTTTCAGCATTACAGGTTGTGGGCGTAACAGCCTTAGCCAATATTACCAACTCGGCGATAAACGCTGGTAAAAGAATAACAAAAGCGTTAACTATTGAACCGGTAACCAGCGGTTTACAGGAGTATGAAACTCAGATAAATGCTGTTCAGACTATCTTGGCGAATACGCAGAAAGAGCATACTACTATAAAACAGGTAAACTCGGCTCTTGATGAGTTGAATTTATACGCAGATAAAACCATATACAATTTTACCGAGATGACTCGTAATATCGGTACATTCACAGCGGCCGGCGTAGATCTGAAAACATCTGTAAATGCTATTCAAGGTATCGCCAACTTGGCAGCCGTATCCGGTTCAACGTCACAGCAAGCATCTGTAGCGATGTATCAGTTATCCCAGGCGCTTGCGGCCGGTACAGTCAAACTTATGGACTGGAACTCGGTTGTTAATGCTGGCATGGGTGGCCAAGTATTTCAGGAAGCTCTCAGAGAGACATCGAAAGAGCTTAATACCGGAGCTGAAGCTGCTATAAAAGCAAACGGTTCTTTTAGGGAATCGTTACAGACTGGATGGTTAACTTCGGAAGTTCTTACTGAAACTTTAAAAAAGTTTACAACATCCGGAGCAAATGAGTATGTTGCAAAATATACGGGTTTGTCCAAAGAAGCAGTTGCTGCCGCTTTAAAGGAAGCCGAAGCCAGATACGGTGAAGCGAATGCTATTGATAAGGCTGCCGAATCACTTGCTAAAAAATCAGGCAAAAACAAACAAGAAATCAAAGAGGCTCTTCAGTTTGCCAAAACCGCCGAAGATGCGGCCACAAAAGTTAAGACACTCACACAGTTGTGGGACGTTCTTAAAGAGGCTGCTCAATCTGGTTGGGCTCAGACCTGGCGTTTAATAATTGGCGACTTTGAAGAAGCTAAAGCATTATTCACCCCGTTATCGGAATTCTTAACCGATATTATAAATAAAGTATCCAACGCTAGAAACGATTTGTTGGAAAGTGCTTTAGGTATGGGGTTCGAGAAACTTTATACCAGCTTGTCCAAAACTTTAAAGCCGATCAAGAAGGTTGCCGATGGCGCGAAAGATCTTACCGATAAAGTTGGAAACGTTAAGTCTTCGCTCGGGGATCTTGGCAAAGTCGTAGACAGCGTAATAATAGGTAAGTTTGGTAATGGTGAGGAAAGAGTTGATAAGCTTACTAAAGCTGGCGAAAATTATTATAAAGTACAGAATAAAGTCAATGAGACTTTAGGAAATTCCTTCAGATACACGAAAGACCAAATTGCAGCGCAAGATAAATTACTTGCATCCCAGGGTAAAACCAGGAACGAACAGGATAAAACTGCTAAATCTGCATCTGAAACCGAAAAAGAAACTACGAAATTAACCAAGGCTCAAAAGAACCAGCTTAAAGAGTTAGTTAAAATGACTGAAGAGCAGGCCAGAGCTAATGGATATACTGATGAACAGATAAAGGCTCTTAGGGAGCTGCGAGAAACTGCCGATAGTCTTGGCATACCTCTCGATACTTTCATCGATAAAATGGACGAGATTAATGGTCGATGGCTATTACTTGATTCATTTAAAAACATAGGAAAAAGCATTGTTAAGATTTTCTCTTCAATAGGGAAGGCTTATAGAGACGTCTTCGAACCTATGAAGCCAGAACAATTATTCAATGCTATCGGGGCATTCCATAAGTTTACTTCGCAGCTAATCATTAGCGACAAAACTGCTGAAAATCTCAGGAAGACATTTAGAGGATTATTCTCTGTAATCGACATCATTACAACAATACTTGGTGGCGGTTTTAAACTTGCATTCACGGTAGTGTCGAGTGTGCTTAAAGCGTTCAATACAACCTTTCTTGGTTTTACCGGAATGATAGGTGACGCTATCTATAAATTCAATACTTGGTTATCAGAACACAACATAATAACCAAATTTATAGACAGCTTAACGGAAAAATTACCAGCACTTATAGATAAAATAAAAGAATTTATATCCTCATTACATATCCCAGAAGCATCGGCCGCGGCTTTCGCCAATATAGCCGAAGGTTTCCAAGCAATGTTCGAGATAATGCATGGGGCTATATCAAGATCTCTTACGACTGGAATAAAACTTATAACTGCCGTATTGCAATTATTTGGTACCAATCTTCTTGAGGTTGGAAGTAAAGTTGCGGATCTTGTAATAAAATTCCGAGATTGGCTTAAAGAGAATACTCTGCTTATAGATGGAATTAACAAAATAGCAAGTATCATAAAACTTGTAATTGACGCTGTAGCGAGATTTGCTAAAGCATTTATACAGCTTAAGCCGGTTCAAGATACGATCGAAAAGATCAAGAATGCGTTCGCTAAACTTAAGGATAAGTTGAACTTCAAGTTTACCGGAAATGGGCTGGAAAAGTTTTATAACATACTCAAAAGTCTTTTCGATAAGATCGAAAACGGTATTAAAAATCTTGACCAATCCAAATTTTTTAATGCTGGTTTAGACATTGTAGCCGGCTTAGCAAACGGAATCGCTTCTGGTGTTGGCAAAGCCATTGATGCGATTATAAGTGTCGGGCAAGCAATTATAGATAAGTTCTGTTCATTGCTTGGTATACATTCGCCATCAGTTGTCTTTATGGCGCTTGGCGGTTTTATAGTTGCGGGATTAATTCTCGGGCTAAAAGCTGCGTTACCTGGCGCATTTGATGTGCTTTCGACTTTTGCTCAGACAGTGATCACTGCAATAGCCGATATACTTCAAAATGGAATCCCGTTCATAGTCGATTTTATTAAGACAATAGGTTCGAAACTCTTTAACGCGTTTAAGAATTTCAATTTTACTATAACCGATCTGTTCGTAGCCGGAACGCTGATTGGAATTCTTTTGTTGATAAAGAAGGCGCTCAGTATTACCGAAGGATTGGTATCGCCGGTTAAGAATCTTGGCAAACTGATAAGTACATTTGATTCAACTATCAAATCGTTAGGTGTATCGGCAGGGAAGTGGATAAAAGCGAAAAAGTTTGAAGTGTATTCTAAAGCAATATTAAACTTCGCTAAAGCCATAGCTATATTAGCAGCTTCAGTATTCTTATTATCGAAGATAGAACTTACCGACCTTGCTAAAGCCATGGGAGCTATAACCATACTCGTGGGTTTATTAACGGCGTTAATCTTGGTGTCGTCTAAAGCGAGTGGATTAGCTGGGTTCGAGTTTGGTAAACTTTCGGTTATTCTGATAAGTTTGGGCGCCGCTTTAGTTCTCATGTCCATAGCTGTTAAAAAAATGGCTTCGGTGGACGCTAAAGCTGGTGCAAGAGCCGTTGGCGAAATAGTGATACTGATAGGCGCAATGGCATTGTTAATAGCTGCGTTTGGTCTTTATGTAAAAGATCCGGCAGCAGCGGCTAATATGAACAAAGCTGGAACGATGCTTTTGAGAATGTCGATTGCTATCGGAATACTCGCGCTCGCTATGAAAACTATAGCTGGAATATCTTGGGAAGGATTAGGAAAAGGTGCTGCTGTTATAAGTGGGATTATGGTATTCTTCATAATCTTTATACAGTTAGCCCAGTTCCTCGATGCAAATTCCAAGTATGCTTCGAAAGCCGGAACAATGCTTCTTCGTATGGCGGTTGCTATAGGTATTCTCGCCGTTACGATGAGAATAATAGCAGGTTTGTCATGGGGGGATATCAGTAAAGGTGCTGCTGTAATATCTGGTGCTATGGCTTTATTCTCAGGAATAATGGTTCTGTCAAGATTCGCTGGAGCAAACGCTGCAAAAGCCGGAGCCATGTTCCTAATGATGTCTGTCGCCATAGGCATGCTAGTTCTCACTATAAAAGCTATAGCTAAGATACCTGATGAAGATATTTACAGATCTACCGAGATAATAAAAGAGATCATGAAAATGTTTGCGGCGATTATGGTATTATCCGCATTCGCCGGAGCAAACGCTGCAAAAGCTGGAGCCATGTTCCTCATGATGTCGGCTGCAATAGCTATACTTATGGTTACTATAAGATTTATAGCTAGTATATCTGATGAAGAAGTAAACCGCGGAATGAACGTTATCATGTCTATCATGATGCTGTTTATGAGTGTTATGTTACTTTCGAATTTTGTTGGTAAAAATGCCGATAAAGCCGGTTCGATGTTTATAAAGATGTCGGCGGCAATATTGATACTTGTAGCGGCCATCGCTATACTAAGTATTTTAGATCCTGCCGATGTAATAAGAGGAACTGCTTGCATAGGAGCGATGCTTGCATTATTCGCAGCAATAATGTACATGAGCAAATATGTAACCGAATCTTACAAAACTATATTGATGATAGCTATAGTTATAGGATTGCTTGCGGCTTCATTAGTTGTCTTATCGTTACTTGATCCCGATCGTTTAGCTGGCGCGTCCGTGGCTATGGGAACTCTCATGTCCATATTTGGTATAGTAGTTAAACTTTCCGATCAAGTGCAATCATCGATGGGAACGCTTGTTGTCATGACTATTGCCATTGGTATGATAGCTGGAGCATTATATCTCATTGCTCAATTACCGACTGAATCGGCATTAGTCGCAGCAATATCGTTATCCGCAGTTATGCTTGCGATGGCTGCTTCATTAGCGATAATCAGTAAAGCTGGCGCGATAACCCCTATGGCAATTGTGGCCATGGCCGCCATGGTTGTTGTCATGGGTATGATAGCAATAGTTCTCAGATGGATGAATTCATATGATGTTAATCCATCTATTGAAACGGCATTGGCTTTATCTACGCTCATGCTTGCGATGTCCGCAGCATTAGTAATACTCGCAGCCGTAGGTGCTGTAGCAGCGCCTGCTTTAATCGGCGTTGGTGTGTTACTTGCTGTAGTAGCAGCTCTCGGAGCATTTATTGTAGGTATAGGAGCACTATTCGAGAATGTACAAGGACTCGAAGGTTACCTTGACGCCGGAATCGAAATACTTGTTAAATTGGGAGAAGGAATAGGCCGATTTATAGGCGCTTTAGCTGGTGGTGTACTTGAAGGAGTAGCGTCCACATTACCTGCGGTTGGTATGCAGCTTTCCGCATTCTGGATGTCTATACAACCGTTTGTGGAAGGCATTAAAAGTGTCGATCCTAGTACAGCAGAAGCGGCTAAGAATCTCGCAACAGCTATATTAGCCATAACAGGCGCGGGAATACTTGACGCGATATCAAAATGGTTAACCGGTGGCAGCTCCATGGAATCATTCGGAAATCAGCTTGTAGCGTTCGGTCTTAGTATGAAAGCTTATGGAATGGCCGTTGCCGGCATAGATACCGAGGCTATAACAGCATCTGCTCAAGCAGCCAAAGCACTTACCGAAGTAGCAAACGCATTACCTAAAGAAGGTGGTATTTGGCAGTCATTAGCGGGTGTTAAAAGTATTGGATCGTTTGGAAATCAGCTTGTAGCGTTCGGTCTTGGTATGAAAGCTTACAGTCAGGCAGTAGCTGGCATAGACGCCGAGGCTATAACAGCATCTGCTCAAGCAGCAAAAGGTTTAACCGAAGTGGCTAATTCGCTTCCTAAAGATGGAGGCTTTTGGCAAGAATTAGCGGGTTCTCAGGATATTGCTTTATTCGGTTCTAAACTTATGTTATTCGGTGTTAGCATGAAAGCTTACGGACGGTCTGTCGCTGGGATAGATACTGAAGCTATAGTCGCATCCAGTAAGGCTGCTAAGGCTCTTGTTAAAGTGGCTAATTCGCTTCCTAAAGATGGAGGAGTATGGCAATCGTTAGCCGGCAGTAAAGATATATCATCATTCGGAACAAAACTCAAATCCTTCGGAAAAGCCATGAAGGGTTACGCTGATGAAGTTGGAAGTATAAATTCTGGTGCTATTAGTTCGTCAGCATCGGCGGCTAAATCGATAATCGGTGTGGTTAAAAAGACGGCTGATGTCGACACAAGCGGCGTAAGCAAATTTGTAAAAGCTGTTAAGAAACTTGGCGAAACCGACATGGATAGCGTCAACAGTGCTTTCAGTAATGCTGGATCAACAGCTAAAATGGTTAAAGCTGGCGTAAACATGATTAAATCTGTCGGATCAGGAATTAAATCAAGTTCTGGTTCAGTGAAATCCGCTGCTAAAAGTGCGGCAAGCTCGATTTCAACGTCGTTCACTTCGCAGAGTGGTTCTATGGTTAGAGCCGGTTCAACGTTGATAAACGCCCTTGCTAGAGGTATGTCATCCAAAGCAAATATGCCTAAATCCACAGCGAAACGCATAGCTTCATCGGCCGCCACTGCGGCATCTGGATCCCGCAATGCGTTTTTCTCAGCAGGTAGTAGTGCGGCAAGCGGTTTTGCAAACGGAATCAGCTTTGGTTCATTTGCTGCGGTTGTGGCGGCAAGAGCCATGGCATCCGCAGCTGCAAAAGCGGCTAAAGATGCTCTCGATATAAACTCGCCATCGAAAGTATTTATGCGTATAGCTAAATCAGTTCCGGAAGGTTTCGCTTTAGGTGTGAGCCGAAATGTCGGAATGGTTGTCGATGCTACCAAATCTATGGGCGGAACTGCTATAACGTCTATGAAATCTGCTTTAACAAATGTCGGAAAGATCATAGATTCTGATATGGATATTAATCCGACCATTGCGCCTGTTGTGGATTTGAGCAATGTTAAATCGGGTGTTGGTGCTATCAACGGTATGTTCGATAAAACCATGAGTATCGGAGTGATGGCTGACGCAAACGCTATAAATATGTCAATGAATCGAAGAAGTCAAAATGGAGTTAATGATGATGTTGTATCTGCCATAAGAGACCTTGGCAATGCGATAAACAATTCTTCCGGCGATTCCTACACCATTAATGGCGTAACATATGATGACGGAAGTAACATCACGGATGCTGTTAAATCTATAGTTAGAGCAGCTAGAATAGAAAGGAGGGTATAAATGGCCAAAGTAACAAAACTTAAACTCGCTCGATTAACTGAAGGTGGCGAACGAGAATATTTGGCTACTTGGTCGTTCGGCAGAAAACATGTAAACAACTACACAGTTCAGTTTCAGTATTATGCCGAAACCTCCAGAACAGCAAAAAACAAAAAAGGAAAAATCTACAATGTTTGGGCTTGGGTTGATGGTAGTTCGAGCACTGTAACGCATAGACAAGCTACTTACAGCGCTCCCGAAGGAGCTACTAGAGTGCGGGTTAGGGTTAAACCAAATTCTACCAAAACAAAAAAGAAAAAGAAAAAGAAAGTTTACTGGTGGACTGGACAGTATTGCTCATACAAATGGGCATATGTATACGACTATTATGCTCCTGAAAAACCAAGCGCGCCTACGATATCTATAGAAGATAAACAGATAACCGTAAGTTGCAAAAATCTCGATCCACTCGCGGATTTAGTAACATTCCAGTTTGTTAAAAATGAAGGCGTCGGAGATAAAGGTAAAACGTGGACTGTGGATGTAACACCTAATCTTAATTCGGCGTCTTACTCATTCGATGGCGAATCCGGTTGTAAATACCGAGTTCGGGTTAAAGCCAGAAACATTGTATCTAGAACAATAACTACGGGTACTGGAAAGAAGAAGAAAACTACCGTTAAAAAATATAGTTATTGGTCTGAGTATAGTGAATATACCGACAATGTGGAAACGGCTCCATTACCGCCAACGAATTTAAAAGTTTCTGTTAAGTCCGAAACATCAGTGTTACTAACTTGGACGACGGCTACAATTGCGGACCATTACACAATTTTCTATGCCAATAGTCTTGAAGAGCTGGAACAAAAATCGGGTGAAAGCTATAAAACGCAAAACACTGAAGATAACAGTTCTAGTTACATATTAACCAGCTTAAATTCTGGCGAAGTGTGGTATTTCCGAGTTAAGTCTGTCAACTCTAACAACATCGAATCTGTTAATTATACAGATACCGTGCAAGTTGCTTTGGGCGGCGAACCGGAAGCTCCTACGACATGGTCTTCGGTTTCTGTCGCGTACATTGGAGAAACAGTTAAACTATATTGGGTTCATAACTCGGAGGATGGTTCAGATCAGATTAAGGCCAATATCGAAGGTGTTGTTGACGGAAAAGTCGTTTTAAACGAAACGGTTAACAATACCAAAGATGAATATGGTGAATATTCTGACAAAACCAGTGTGTATGAACTAAACACGTCGTCTTATAAAGATAGCGATGAGCTTATGTGGCGTGTTCGCACTATGGGCGTTACGAACAAATACGGCGAATGGTCTGTACAGAGATCTATTAAGTTATACGAGAAGCCGTCCTTACTAATCAACGTAAATGATAAGAACGGCAATGAAACGGATATTGTGGATCAGTTTCCAATAAACTTAAAACTTTCTACTGGCCCGGCCACTCAAACACCAATTGGCTATAATATTTCTATAATATCGACAGAAACATATGCTGCCGTTGATGACACGGGTAACACTACCTATGTAAACACTGGCGAAGAAGTTTTCACGAGATATATAGAAGGCAACGGCCTGTCGAGTGATGTATCATTGACGTTATTGCCGAGCGACATCGACATTCAAAATGGAATAACCTATAAGGTTACCGGAATGGCAAGTTTTGATTCTGGATTGTCCGCTGACTGCCCAGAGACTGGAAATAATCCGGAAACGTTTATAGTGGCTATCGAAGATGAACAGTATGACATTAACGCCACAGTTGAATACAATGAAGACGATATGACCGCTAATATTTCTCCTTATTGCACGTTATCAGAAGCTAGTGGGTTGGAATTCTTAGTTGATAGGGAAGGAGATTATTTGTCTGACAAAGATGGTAATTTCCTCGTCGGGATATTCTCGCCGAACAACAATACAGAAGACGATCCAGAAGAGGTAGATAGCGATGTTATCGATTATGCAGAAGGCGTAACATTATCGGTTTATAGAAGATCCGCGAATGGCAAATTCGTTGCGATTGCCACAGGAATAGCAAACGATGGAACCACTATAACCGACCCGCATCCGTCTCTTGATTATGGTAGATATCGTGTGGTTGCCACATCCGAGTCTACAGGAGCCATAAGCTACGAAGACATAATCGAACCGATAGATGAAACATCTATAATCATTCAGTGGAATGAAGAATGGAGCGATTTCGACGGTGACGATGAAGATGACGAAACTCCTATATGGACTGGATCGTTGATTAAACTTCCTTATAACATAGACGTTAGCGAGTCTAACTCGTTGGATGTATCGCTCGTGTCGTACATAGGAAGAGAGAGACCGGTAAGTTATTATGGTACACAGCTTGGAGAAAGTTTTAGCTGGTCTTGTGAGATAGCTAAGGATGATAGCGAAACACTATATCAGTTACGCCGTTTGGCTGTATACCAGGGTGACGTTTATGTTCGTGAACCATCCGGACTTGGTTTCTGGGCTCAGGTATCCGTATCATTTAACATCAAGCACAAGAGTACAACTGTACCAGTAACACTCAATATCAAACCGGTAGAAGGAGGTATGTGATGGCTATAGATTGGACCAAATCGATGATACAAACATACGATTTCTATGAGGTTGATCCTGCCACTTGGAAAAACAAGAGGAAGCTCACTGATATACTCAAGTTCAACATTAACAGAGATTCGTCCGCAGAAACCTTAGGCAGTGCTACAATAGACTGCACTGAGAATCTCGGAGAATTATACACCAGAGCTTATATGACGCCAATTCAAAATGGAATAAAATACAACATTCCTTTAGGTACTTACATAGCTCAGACACCATCTGAAAGTTTCGATGGGCGGGCAACATCCATATCTTTAGATGCGTACTCGCCGCTATTAGAGTTGAAAGATACTCGTCCGCCCCTCGGATATACCGTTTCTAAGAATGCAAACATCATGGAAACTGCGGTTAGGTTATGTCGAGAGCATATGAGAGCCCCGGTTATTCCTCCGATTGATGACAAAAGTAAAACGCTGTTTGATGATTTCGTAGCGGAGACAGACGACACGTGGTTAACGTTTCTTACGGATCTCATAGCAAATGCAAATTTTGAATTCGGTTTGGATGAGCTTGGCCAAGTTATATTTGAGCCAATCAAAGACACCGCATCAATGCAGCCGGTTTGGGAGTATAACGATTCGAATAGTTCTATCTTATATCCAGACATTAGTGTTGAAAGAGACCTCTACGGTATACCAAACGTCGTAGAGGTTATTTTTTCATCTAACAGTGGCAGAAGTATATATTCGAAGATCGTCAATGATGATAAAAACAGTCCAATATCGACAGTGAATAGAGGAAGAGAAATACATTACAGAGATACAAGTCCTGGTATATCTGGTAATCCAACTCAAGGTATGGTGGACGAATACGCTGAGAAACTTCTTCGCAATTTGTCTACACTGGAATACACCGTATCATATAAACACGGTTTCTCCCCTGCAAGAGTTGGGGATTGTGTTCGTTTAAATTATAGACGAGCCGGAATTAAAAACGTTAAAGCTAGAATAATAAGCCAAACTTTCTCGTGTGAGACAGGATGTTCTGTCACCGAAAAAGCGGTTTATACGAATAGATTGTGGGGTGATTAAATGGCAAAACAGAGAGATGTAACCGCCCTCGAACCGTTAACAAGTTTTAGCGATAGCGGTTATGTATTAGTCGTTCAGGACAGCGAAATTTATGCTTTACCTAAAAGTATATGGGCCAACGAAGTACACGCTCAGTATGAGTCAAAACTTGCCACTTGGAAGTCCGAGTTTGATACATGGTATGCAAGTGTAAAAGGTACTTTTACAAACAATGATTCACAGGCTGCCGATATTGCAACATTAAAGACTCAGATTGCGAAATGCGTGATGGATGATGATGGAATCATAAAGAAAAACGATACAGTTTATTTGCTGCCGGCTGATTCGGTCAAAATGGATGACGGGGAAACAGTTGAAGCAAGTATAACAAGTTTGCAGACCACCATCGAGTCTCATACCGCTGCTATAACTGGCGTTGGGGCATATTCTGAACTTGCGCTAGAGAATCCTATCAGTATTGTTAGTGGTATTGCTACAACAATTCAGTCTATAACATTTACGACGGCCGGAACTTATCTGATAGATACAGATATAAACTTCGAAGCGAATGGGAATGGCATAAGGGTTTGCAAGATTTCTCCAACAACAAATGATACAGAGATGACGAGAAGCGCGGTTACAACAGTTCCGGTTACAGGCGTTGGGACAGGCGTAACATTCCAGACAATCGTCAATGTCACAGCAGGTAAAGTATATTATATAAACGTTCGTCAGACATCAGGAACGGCGTTAAACGTTAATTCGAGATGTAGAATAGTTAAATTAGCTAATCCGAATACATGATAAGGTGGTGATACTATGGAATTAGCAAGCGATCTTATTAAACAATTTGTCGATGCCACAAATGATTCCAAATCATCCACTAAAATTGATAAAACTCTAAATGCAACAGCAGTCGTGAATGAAGATGGAGTCTTTGTAAAGATTGATGGATCTACTGTCACGACTCCTGTTGTAATGGCTGCGGATGTTCGAAACGGCGACCGGGTTTTGGTTACCATTGAGAATCATCAGGCTAATATAATCGGTAACATCAGTAGTCCTGCTTCAGGAAGAGGGGCAAGTGACTTATATGCTGAAACATTAAAAGAAGATGGAAGTATAGAACCAAGCGGTTCTCTTGCGCCTGCAAAAGTATTTGTCGATACGTTGACGGCTAAGAATGTTACCGCCGATTCAATTCTAGCCGATAGCGCTAAGATCAAAAAACTCGAAACTGAGAAGATCTCCGCCACAGATGCGGATTTAAAATACGCCAAGATAGATTTTGCTAACATCGATGAAGCTGCTATGGAGTATTTCTATTCCAAATCTGGTCTGATCAAGAATGTAACAGTCGGCGACCAGACAATAACCGGAGAACTCATCGGCGTTACGATCAAAGGCGACCTAATCGAAGGCGGCACTGTCAAAGCCGATAAACTCGTAATCAAAGGCGAAGATGGTCTGTTCTATAAACTCAATGTCGATGCTTTAGGAGAGACCACCGCGTCATCCGACAAAAAGTATCAAAATGGTTTAGACGGTTCAGCTATCATAGCCAAATCCATAACCGCCGAACAGATCAGCGTAAAAGATTTGGTTGCTTTCGGAGCTACTATAGGCGGTTTTAAAATCGGCGACGATTCTATATATTCCGGGGTAAAGTCTACCGTGAATAATACCACCAGGGGTATATATTTAGACAATGACGGACAGTTTTCTTTCGGCGATAATAGCAACTTCATCAAGTTCTACAAAGATACAGACGGAAAATATCGTTTAAAGATATCAGCCGAAAGTCTAGAATTCGGCTCTAGCGGCTCGAGTGTTGAAGAAGAGATAAGTAATCTAAAAGATGAAATAAGTACCCAAGTCATAATTAATTCATCACAGGGAACAACATTTAAAAATAATGATGTATCTACAGTTTTAAACATTATTATAATTCGCGGAACCCAATATATAACAGATATGACTACGTTGAGAGCGGCGATGGGTAACAGCGTACATCTACAATGGAAGTACCAAAAGCCAGATGAAGATGGGATGGGTGTTATTTTGTCTTCAGACACTCGCTTAAAAGACGAAGGGTTTACGTTTATAATATCGCCTGATGATGTTGACGAACGTATAACATTCTTTTGCGAACTTATGCGATAAATGAAAGGAGAATAAAATGGCAACTAAAACTGGAATAGGCCAAATTACTTTACAAGATTTAACAGACGGTTATAGCGTTAATCTGACATCAGAAAATGCTGTTTTTTCAGGAGGGGATAGTGGAGTTCCAACCGGTCTAAGTGCAACCACGCAAATAACCGCATATACTGGAGCTGTCCAGATGACAAATGTATCTGTAACTAAAGCCGATATAACTTTACCGACTGGTATCACAGCAGACGTTCAGAATAGTGGGACATCTACGGTGTCTATAACATTCACAACAGGGACCGGATTCACCACTCCATGTTCTGCGACCATACCCGTTGTTATAACAAATGGAAGCAGCAAAATAACAATGAATAAGAAGTTTTCTTTCACGGAAGCGCCGAAAGGAAACACCGGTGCAACCGGAGCCGCTGGTAAAAGTATTACTGGAGTAACCAATTATTATTTAGCATCATCTTTGAATACAGGTGTGAAGACATCTGATGACGGTTGGACTCCTACGATGCAGGCGACTGACACGACTAAGAAATACTTATGGTGTTACCAGTCTATTGCATATTCTAGCGGAAGTCCTACAACCACCGTACCAGTTATCATCGGAACTCATGGGGCTACTGGCGGAACAGGAGCAACTGGTAAAGGTATTTCGAAAGTTGAGAATTATTACTTAACGACTGCATCTGCTTCGAATGTAACTGTAGATACTAGCGGATGGTCAAAAACGCCAACGGCTACTGATACGACTAAGAAATATATTTGGTGTTATCAGCTTATAACTTATACAGATACCACCGCATCGAAAACAACACCCGCTATCATCGGAACTCATGGAGCTACCGGGGCTACCGGATCAGCAGGAGCCGATTCTATTGCGGTATTTATATATTCTTCTGGACCTCAGTTCTTTAGAAATAATACAGGTTCCACAACTCTTACGGCTATGGTTACTGTTGGTGGTGTTGAACAGACTATAACAGCCGCCGGTGTTTGCGGGTCTTTAGGAAGTATCAAATGGTACAAAGATAGCGGAACCACGCCGATTGCGACTGCCAAATCCATAACAGTAACCGCTGACGACATCGATGGCCAGGCAGTATATTGGGCAAAATTAGAGTAAAGGAGAATGCTTTATGGCTGTACATCAAGCACAAATAACACTCTACAAAATAGTTAATGTGGAAAGTACAACCAGGTATTATTTGTTGCAGAGTTCGACGGCCACAGCACCGGCTAGGCCAACGGTCAACCCTCCAGGAGGAAATTGGGTTACAGCGGAACCTGCATATACTTCTGGTTCTACCAATACGCTATATTTTGTAGATCTTACCGTTTATAGCAATATTCTTCCGGACTCTAACATTAACTACAGTTACTCCCTAGTCTCCAAATCTAGCAGTTACGAGGCGGCTAAGGAAGCCTACAACAAAGCAACGGCTGCCGGAGATAAGGCTGATAGTGCGAGCGATAAGGCGGATGGTATACAGACAGACCTTGATAATAAAGACGTTAACACATTCAGCGCTTTATCCATCGACGGTGGTGAAACGTTAGCGTCATATAATCTCGCAGATTATCTGGAGTCTGGAACTTTAACTAATGGCACGGAAGCGGATAGCACAACACATATTCGTTCGAATGAGTATATCAAAGTTTCAGAAGGTGAGGTATATACATGGAATGTGAAAAATGCATCCGGTACGGCAGTGACACCTACAACATTTTTCTACAACTTAAATGAAAGTACAGGAGCGTACACATATTTAAGTTCGCAATCTACAAATAATATCACTGTCCCAACGAATGATAATGTCTATATACGTTTCACGATGGTTGAGATTCGAAGTGACGAAGTTGATACTATTTGTACGTTGGCCATTAATGGTATTGACGATTTGCTAAATGATAGTTCGGCAACTATATATATCGGATTATACTCAACGCTCAATGCATATGCCAGTGTCGATCCCGATGATTATGAGTGGAGAATGGCCGATTCTACGATATTGGCAAATAGTCAATTTTTATTCGATGCACTGAATAATAAACTATATGACGAAACGAATGGCGACATCAAGAAGCTTACGGATGCGGTTGACGGCGCACAGAAAACTGCCGACGATGTCAACACTAAAATCGATAACCGTAACAAATATATACAAATTCTTCCGAACGAGGCGACCATCAGACTTTTGGCGGATGGTAATGGCGTTAATCCCAGTTCCGAAGTCAAAATGACCAGCGATAAAATCTCGTTCAGTCACGACGGTGTAGAAGGAGCTTATATAGGTTATCCAGACGCTGAGCAAAGTGATAGAACTGCTATGGCAGCAAACAAAACTTATATAACTGAAATGTATCCACGAGCTGAAGATCCTGCCAGTGATGGTAATTGGATAGGAAGTCTTTGTTGGGTTGCTAGAACAAACGGACATTTGTCTTTAAAGGTGGTGAAATAAAATGGCTACAGTAACAAGTTCAACGTTTAATGACGACTTTAAAGCATATATGACATATAGCACGAGTAGTACAAGCACTAGTTACAAGGTGAGTATATCCGCGGCCGGCGTTTATATCGGTTGTTCTTATGCCAGCTATCCATGGAAGACAACTCTTTCCGCTACCGATAAAAGTTCTATATCTGGTACTAAAAGTACAACCAGGCTAACCAAGGGTTATCACGAAGTTAAAGACGGAAGTTTTTCATGGACCAGGAAAACAAGCGCATACAATGTAACGGTTAAAGTTACTACTAAAAAGAATATATCAGGTGGTGGCTCGGGATCAAGATCGGTAACATTTACAGTACCCGCATTACCATCGTATACAATATCGTACAATTCTAATGGTGGTTCAGGAGCACCATCCAGTCAGAAGAAATACTATGGTAAAACTCTTACGTTGTCATCGACAAAACCGGTTAGAACCGGATATACATTTCTAGGATGGTCTTGGTCTTCATCAGCTACGTCCGCAACTTGGAGTGCTGGCGGGTCGTATACGACTAATGCGTCAGATACTCTCTATGCGGTATGGAAGGCTAATACCTATACTGTATATTTTAACCCTAACGGAGGAAACAGCGGATCGGTCACCGGCTTAACCAAAACATACGATAAAGCGTTAACTCTTCCTACCTCGGCTCAATCTCCGACGAGAAAGAATTACGCGTTTCAAGGATGGTCCACGTCACCCTCAGCGTCAACAGCGACTTGGACGGCCGGTAGTTCATATTCTGTAAACATAACCGCTAACACAACTCTTTATGCGGTTTGGAAGGCTACATATGTTCCGTCGACTATATCAAAGTTATCTGCGAAACGAACAAATTCTTCAGGCGCGGAGGCTGACGAAGGAACATATGGTGTCGTGACATTCGTTTGGAATAACGGGACAATATCGGGTTCAGCTATAACGCCGTCTAGTATTATAGTACAATGCAAAGCTGTTGGGGCTACTTCATGGAATACTGTATATACGGCTAGCAGTTTCACAAACAAAACTATAACCACGCCAGCGTTTAAAAATGGATCGGCAGCTCTAAACGCTGAAACACAATATGATATCAAAGTTACTATAATGGATTCATATGGTACAACCTCAGCATCAACATTTATATCCAAAGCACAATATATTATAGATGTGGATCCTAACGGTGACGGTATAGCTTTCGGAGCTGCGTGTTCAAGAACCGGTTTATCTACTTCCTGGAATATGTATATGGACAATGATAAAGCTATATATTCAGGCAGTTCCGATAGAACGAAATGGTATAGCATGGCGGAATTAAACACTTCTGACACATTCCATTTCGGATACGGAGGCTATAGCAATAATTTCGGAAATACGTATTACAACGGAAATACGGTGAAAGTACGGTCCAGATCCGATGTCGATATATGGTCCGAGAAAAGCGGGGTGAATATTGTAGCTAATGGCCCAATGACTTTGACTTCTAATGGTAATAAGCTAGTGATAACTTCCGCCACTGATTTGGAATTAAGATCTAGCGGAGATATAAACATGTTTCCAAAAGGCGGCACAACTGATTATCAGCTATATTACGCCGCTGGAAAATCGATAAATTACCATATCACCAGTGCCGGTTTCATATCGAATTCTCGTAAGTCCTTATATTTCACGGCATATTTTTCTAGACCCATAGTTAATGCTGCAACTGTAACAGTGGCGTCGTATACAGATGGCGGTTTTAGGGTTCGGCAAGGCGGAAAATATTTGTTTGGATCTGACAATGCATATAAGAAGCCGTCCTCATATTCGGTAACTGCGGTCAATAATAATTATATTCGTATAAGGGCTGATTTCTCGTCGACGACAAACGCTGTGGATAATGATACTTGCGGTTTCGAATGGTACGGAACTATCACGTTTAGTTAATGGAAAGGAGAGTGATGTTATGGCTTTGTTTAAGCCTGTAAGACAGGACGACGGTGTTACCACAAATTATCATCGTATTATATCGTTGAGTTTATGGCCTAATAGTCATATTTCTATCGGTGTTTTATCGTATGTAGATGAGAAATCACGACGCGATAATAATATTTTAGGTACGCCGTACAACCGTAGTACCACATATGAAATAGACTATGACGAAAATATGTCAATCACTGGCGCTTACGAATATCTGAAAACCCTTCCGGAATTCGAAGACGCAGAAGATGTTTAAGGAGGAGATAAGTATGAAGTTTAGTATTTCTTGGGTCAAAGCGGCTCTTATAAGAGCTCTGAAAACTGTATGTCAGACGGCTATCGCCATGATTGGTACGGCGGCTGTTATGAGCAATGTTGATTGGAAGATGGTTGCAAGTGCTGCTTTGCTCGCGGGTATCATCTCGATACTCACGTCTTTAGCAGGCCTTCCAGAGACTACATACGATACTGAAAAACTTGGAGGAGAATCCACGGTGAGTAATGGTGATTTAGTTCACGAACTGACCGATCCGGGCGATGAAGAAGGTGATGACTAATGGCTGTGACAGGCGCAAAAGTAATAAAAACCGCTGAGAAATATCTCGGCAAAGGCGGAACATTCGTATGGAATTATTACGGATTAGCCAAGGGCACTGCATGGTGCGCGGCATTCGTATCATATGTAATGAACAAGGCAGGTGCTAAGTCGTTATTCTACGATGGAAAGCCTGTCTTTTATGTTCCGTATGCTCAGCAGTGGTTGAAGAAACATTGCACTCACGTCAAAATGGAGAATGCTAAGGCTGGGGATATTGTTATATTTACCTGGGATGGTAACGGCTATAACTCAGAAAGAGGTAGCAGAGACCATATAGGATTTGTCCGCAAGGCTGGCACAAGCTCTACAGTATATACAATAGAAGGTAACACTTCCGGCAGCAAAGTTGCAAAACGTACAAGAGCTTCCAGGTATATTTACGGTATCTACAGACCTAAATATTCAACAGCTAAAAAGAAAACTACAACAGCCAAGAAGGAAGCGAATAACGTGAAACCTAAAGTATATTTATCACCATCGAACCATGGAACCAACCAAAACAAATGTTTAAAGTCTAAATGCTACGAGGACAAGCATACCAGACCAATAGCTGAGGCTTGCGCTAAGTATCTCAGACAGTCGGGTATAGATGTTAAAATCGCGGCTAAGAAAACAAGCGTTCTAAAAGGTTCGCGGACGAAGGAAGCAGATAAATGGGGAGCGGACTTATATATTCCTATTCATACAAATGCTTGCGACGACAAGAGTGTAAGATATCTGATGTTCATGTGCGCTAACACGACTGGGAAGTATGAGAAAGCTTATGAGAAAATTGCCCCATCAGTGAAGGCTGTATATCCTGGAGGAAATACCAAATTTGTTAAGAGGACTGATCTTTATGAGATAAACAATCCTAAAGCTTTAACTTTCTATTGCGAGATGGGGTTCCATACAAACAAGAAAGATTGCGACGAGTTTATTCATAAGTCTGACATGGTTGGTAAAGCTCTGGCTAAAGGTATATGCAAATATTTCGGTAAGACGTTTACAGACAGCACGTCAACTTACAAAGTTAAAATTACGGCTGATACTCTGAATGTTCGTGAGGGGGCTGGAGTAAATACTAAAGTCGTAGGTAAAGTTAAGAAAGATGGAATTTATACGATAGTAAAAACCTCCGGTAATTGGGGCAAACTCAAATCCGGTGCAGGCTGGATTTCTCTTAAGTATGTCGAAAAGTGCAGGTGATGTGCGTGGGTTACATATTTTCAGGCCTTGTAAGTCTGAGCGTAGCTATATTAGCCTACGTGATCCAGTCTTTAATCAAAGAGAATCGCAGACTACGCGATGCGGACCGTATAAAAGAGGAAGCTCTTGCGGAAGGCGTTACGTGTCTTCTCAGGGTTAAACTGATCGAATACCATAGCAAATACACTCAAGCAGATCGAGTATCTTCTCATGGATATGAAAATTGGTTTGAGATGTATCACGCTTACAAAGGGCTAGGTGGTAATGGTATGGTAGAGCATATGAAAGAGGAAATGGAAGAACTGCATATAAAAAATTAAGATAAAGAGGCTTCGTCACTACGACAAGGCCTCTTCTTTTTGCTTTACAACCCTTGATATCAAGCTATCGGTATCAAGTAGTACCCCATGAATGAGGACTTAAATGTACCCTAAATTAGTCACACTTAAGTTCTATGGTTATTTTATAAGGAGGATTGTAGTACTGCATACCTTTGGCGGATTGCATACTATATTTCTCCGCATTCTCTTTTGTTATTTGCACGATTGGGTCACGCTCGTATATCATCTTATTGATCACTGTTTTGAGATATTGATTTTTGGTCTTAGCATCTAACTTTTCATCTTCCAATATTCTTAAAGCATCTTTAGTCTTTATTAACTCTTCTCGATAGTTAATATGTTTTGGAGCGGAGTCCTTAGCTTTGGCCAACGCTTTATTTACTTCCTCTTTTTCTTTTAGCACTTTCTCATTGAGTTTAACAAAAATATGTTGTGGTAGCCTTTTAGCGGGATCTGGATCATATTGAGCTTCCCATTGCTCGATTTCTTTCTTCTCTAGGTCAGCGAGTTGCTTTGTAAGTCTTCCGATCAAGTCTCTATGAAGCTTTACAGAATCGTCCTGGTCGTTCTCTATACGAACCTCAAAGTCGCTTATACAGTCTTTAAGAACTTTACGGACGTATTCAAACACTTCGCTATATTTTACAGAACCTGATTTACAATGAACTTGGTTATTACATACAAGTTTAGGTGGGGCATATTCAACGCCATGTCTTGTGTAGGTGTTATAACCGATCTTATGTCCACATTTCTTACAGAACATAATTCCGCTGAATGGATTTTTAAGAGTTAGATCCCTACGAGTTCTATGACGTTTACCTCTTATTTCACGAGCCTTGTTAAATTGTTCTTCTGAGATGATGCCATCATGCTTTCCTTCAAATAATAAGAACTCATCTACTTTCGCTTTCGGACGTAACTTCTTTATTTCTTGGTCTTCGATTATTTTCACAGTTTTCCGCCAATTCCAACGAACACAGCCAATATAGTGGTGATTTTCAAGTATACTGAATATTATACTTGGTTTCCAGGTGCTATGGCCTGTTTTAGTCTTGACTCCCAATTCTTCAAGTCTTCTGCAAATCGCTGTTACGCCTATATCCTCCTCGCAATACCAGTTGAAGATCATACGAACTATATCAGCTTGATCTTTACGTTCGATTAGAGTATGGTACGATTTCTTACCATCAAATTTCTCGATTCGATCAAAACCATAAGGCGCAGTTGAACCTACATAATTACCCTCTTTGACGCTTAATAATTTACCTCTAGCTTGAATCTTCTTGTAATATTCGAGATATTCGTTGCCTCGTTTGAGTTCTCGCTCAAAAGCATCTCTATCATATTCGTCACGCAAATCGTAAGTTTTCATGGGTGTGATTACATAAGTATTTGTGTATCTAAGTAACCTTATAAGTCTACCAGCATCCTCAAGATCACCACGACTCAAACGTTGCACGTCTACTACAATTATAGCTTTGACGGCTGGATCTTCTATATCTTTGAGTAAGCGAGTTATCTCAGGGCGTTCTTTAAGCGATTCGCCGCTGCCTACTTCCATATATTTGTTTTCTTGAGGGATAGGACCGCCTAGATATTTGACCGCGTATTCTTCAATGATCTTGCTATGCTTTTCAAGTATTTCGTCAGTCGATAGCAAAGGATCATCAGTACGAGACTTTCTGCCGTACTCTTTTGTTTCGTAATTGTAAAACGTTGGATATTCTTTATACATTCCGTTCTTCCTTTCTATGATGTACTGCCAGGGGTTAAGTTGGCATCACCTCCTTCGCGTAATTTTCAACTCCTATCATGAAAGGAGTGATTTGTATGACCATCAAACAAAAGTTCTGGACATTAGTCGGAAAATTTTTGTACAAGATCGGTTATTTACACGATTAATGAAAACAAGAAGATTGAGCTCTAGCAAGGGCTCTTTCTTTTATTTTTGTCTTTGCGAAATTAAGAATCTACCATACTCCATTAACTTCTCATGCTCCTCATCCGTAAACGGATCCATACCAAATGCTTTGTGCCAGGCTTCTACATGTTTTACATACGCTTCGTTTACAGATGAATACACAGCCTCTTCTTCGCCATCTGATATTTTCGTAGATATCATTTCTTTATCGCCCCACCCCATCAAATTCGCAGGCGTCGTGTCTAACGCCTCGGCAAGCGGATTAAGGATACTCAATGGCAAATTCTCAATATCACCATTTTCGTATCTATATATGGTGGTTCGATTTTTACCTAATCTATCAGCTAGATCATCAATAGACATACCTCTCTTCGTTCGTAAATTCTTTATTCGTTTTCCTATAGACATTATCTTGTCTCCTTTCTAACAATAATTATCATATATTAATATTTGCACATATGCAAACGAAAAGCAAATCTAGATTAGATATTTTGCATTTTATGCACGAAAAACCTATTGACAGAAAAATTGGAATGGTGTTATCTTTTAGTTGTTGCATGAAACGCAACTAGAAAGAGGTGTATGCATTGGACGCAAATAAATTGATATTTAAGATTTTCGAAAAGAGTTTGAACGTTGATACAGCCGCTGCGTTGTATAAGAAAATTGCTGATAACGGTACTATAACCATTGGTGATGCAATGATACTAAAAGAACTTCTCGGTTTATCTAATTTGGAAGCAATTGATATTTTCTTATCTTAGAGGTGTTGATTCATGAAAACATACAAATTTAAGAACGCTACCATATATGTATATGGCGAGGTGGACAAAGAAAGGTTGAGGAAAGCTACCATTAAACTTATCAAAGACTCTCGTAAATATAAGAGAGGGGCGAACAAGCAATGGGAACAGTAATTCGTCCGGATATTTCTCGTAAGAATAAATACTGGATAGACAAGCATCGTCATTACGAACTTAAACATTTTTGTTTACAATATCCCGAATGGAAGAAAGCTTATAATGCTAAGCCGGTTATACCATCGTCCGTAGAATGGCACAACGATCCTACAGCCAAGGAAGCAATGCGAAAGACGTTATATTTAGAGCGTATACAATTGATAGAACGCGTGGCTAAAGAGACTGACAACGACTTACATAACTATATTTTAAAAGCGGTAACTGAAGGATTGTCGTATACATACCTAAAATCGATGATGGATATTCCTTGCGGTAAGGATCTTTATTACGATCGTTACAGACGATTCTTCTGGCTGCTGGATGAATCAAGAGAATATTATAATAGGAGAGACAAAAGATGAACGCACGAGTAAAAAGAGAAATCCAAAACAAAGCTAGATTAATTTATTGCTTGGTGAACATACTGGAGTACGATTCTGAGAATTTAAAGAATGACACGAATGAATGCAGACCAGAAGATTTAGCAAGGACTTTGCAAGAGGCTAAAGAAACCGTACAAAACATTACAGACTTATTGGTCGAGATTGAGTACATTCTATATTTGGATGATTCGCGGTTATAACACTTCCTTTTATAGAAAGGAGGTATACAAATGCTTAAGAAGGTGATTATGGCTCTATTAAAATGGCTGTGTATAACAGTCATTATAGGAGGCATAGTTTGGACGATAACAGCTTTATACCGATTTATCAAAAGAGGGGAGTCATGAGACTCTTCTTTTTTTTCGCGTAAAAAACAACATATATTATGAGAGATATTATTATTTATGGAGGTACATAAAATGAGAAAGAAAAGAAAGCAGAAAGATAATGCAATGATGTTTATAGAGGATTACATTGGGAGATGCGAATACTTTGAAGAGAAGTATATAAACGAACCCGATAAATTCAAAGAGTATCGTGGCAGAAAGAAAGCTGCGAAAGATATTTTGTTATATGTAAAAACACAAATGAAATAATCTTAAGGATTGAGTCCAGCACGGACTCTTTTCTTTTTTTTAACCTAGCTTAAAATCCGTACGCAGGTTATTGTAAAACAAGTTATATTTTCAAAGTAAAAATTTCCCCGGGTGGGATTTTTGTAAAAACAATTTAGAAAGGAGGAGACAAATGTTCACAGAATTGTATTGGCTCTCGGCGGTTATAGGTTTTGTAGGAGGTCTCTTGGTTGGGGTTATCTTGTATAAACTTATATTTTGGCTTAGTTCGAGAAAAGGTGTGCTCCGAATAGACCATTCAAATCCCGAAAAAGATGTATATCGTTTCGAGATCGATGGGATAGTGGATAATTCAACTAAAAGATTCGTATTGAAGGTCGATCATGACGCCGATCTTTCGCAAGAATAACAACGCCTTTTATGGAACGTATTAAAACGTATTTGAAAGGAGAATAAAAATGAGCATTAAACACGTTTTGGATGAGGAAATTAGAAACGAACTCGAAAATTTAGGTAGAGAAACCATCGGAAGTGATGAGTATAAAGCCAACGTTGACGGGGTTACCAAATTACTCGACAGAAAAATCGAACTTGAAAAACTCGAAGTCGAAAGTAGTGAGAGAATTGAAGCTAGGGAAGCGGAGATGAATCTCAAAATACAGCAGATGGAGAATGAAAAGAAAGATCGGTTGATCAGTCATGGAGTAACGGTTGGTACATTTCTGGGAAGCGCAGGTTTATATTTCTTAGCTTTCGTGGCGTCTACGAACTTCGAGAGAACAGGAACTTTTACAACAGAAGGTGGCAAAAGTGCTTTAAGAAATCTTTTGAAATTGAAGTAATACGATTGAAGACGGGCCCTACATGGGCTCTTCTTTTTCCGCGCGAGAAACTAACTATATTATGAAAGAATGTTTAAGAAAGGAGAATATTATGGTTATAGTCGGACTTGTAATGTTTCTCGCGTCTTTATTTGTATTATATAAATTCGCAGAAATGGGATTTAAATTAGAAATGATGGACAAAGAGAAACAAAGAAGAGATGAACGACCAATTCATAAAGGTCCTCTTGACGGCATGAAATTGAGTAAGAAAGATTAGCCCTCACAAGGGCTCTTCTTTTTGCGAGGTGGCATATGAGATATCACTACGAGAAACCGATGTTATATTCGTCTTTGTATGGTGAAACATATCATTGTAATCATCCGGTGTACGACAGATGCACGTTATATAAAATACATAATAAAGGGCTGGCGATTATTCAACAGCGTTATAATCCCAAAACCAAATCTACAAGATGGAGCGAGATAGATTCCTGGTTAACGGATATGCTATATTTACACCCGCAATTTAAAAAATACTTTGATAAACGTGCTGAAACGGCTATAGATGGTTTATATCCTACTGTAACCATTAGGCAGATTATGTGGGCGCTTAAAATCAAGCCAATACCGAGAGAACGTTGGGAAACCTGCTTTGATAGAAAAGAGGTTTAGCGTGGATTACAAAGCGTATTATAGGAGGTGATAACATGTTTAAAAACAAATGGGAAAGACGTTATAAGAAATTATACGAAGACGCTAAGTTTTGGAAAAATTATGCTATAAAACAAAAGAAATTTTGGAAAGATCATGATATGTCAAACGAGGAAATTCGTAGAATGGTTCTTATATACGAAACAGAAGAACGTAATTGGAACGATGTTATCAAACGAATGGAATACTTAGAAAAAGAAATCTAAGAATCGAGTCCACCATGGACTCTTTTCTTTTCGCGTGAAAAACACTCTATATTATGGAAACATATTGTTAAAAAATAGAGAGGTACATAAAATGGAAAAGAAGAATATTGTAATAGGGTTAGTATTATTAAATATTGTTATTATGACAATTATGGCAGTGGCTATGATATTAACATTTGTGAACGGATTTGAAAAAGATAAGGCCGTTATGACTGAAGGATACAAAGAACTTGCTACTCAGATTGATCACGAACTCGTGGATGAATTTCATGAGATAAATGAAAAATATGAGCAGCAGGATTATATGTAGAAAAGTCATAACGGCTTTTCTTTTTTTTTCGCGTGAAAAACACTTTATATTATGGAAACATATTGAATTTAAAATCTAGGAGGTATATGTTATGAAACAGTTTTTTAAGGATTATAAAGATTTATGCAAAGAGACAGGCAGATTTTATAAAGAGCATTGGAAAGGATGCATTGTTATGAATGTTGTCATTCTCGGAGCGGAAGCTGGATGGATCTTTAGAGACCAGATCAAAGATAAAATCGAGGAGGTAAGAAATTCTAAATGATCTAAAGGATTGAGTCCTACATGGACTCTTTTCTTTTCGCATATTTTACATCTTCTGTTATGAGAGAAAGGAGGAATATATTATGATATCATTTATGTTATTGGTAATTACATTAATTATTATAACAGTGATTGTAGCATTGACTATAGGTGTAGGAGGTGCAGCATTCATTATATTATTTAGTGATGTGATTATTTGTATCGCATTGATATTGTGGTTTATCCACATTCTTAGAAAGAAAATAACAAAGAGATAGAAGGTCCTACGCGGCCTTCTTTTCTTTTCGCGTGAAAAACACTTTATATTATGGAAACTAATGAAATTTTTAGGAGGTATATATTATGAAAAACTTATTGAAGTATGTAGTTGTAGGAGCTATTGGAGCTATTGTTGCACAGATGGTCATTAATCAAGATGTAGAGAACGGAGACGTTGTCTATGAGGACGATGATATGTATGTTAAAACAAGTAAAAGCAGAACATATGGGTACAGCTTCGCAAGAGTTAATTGGAAACATACCGATAAAGAAGATTAATTTCTAAGAATCGAGTCCACCATGGACTCTTTTCTTTTCGCGTAGGAAACACTTTATATTATGGAAACATATTGAATTAAATATATAGGAGGTTTTTATAATGAAAAAGAGAAGTAACTTAGGAATATTGTTTGACGTAGTATTAACAATATTAACGGGAGGCTTATGGTTATTATGGATACTGATTAAGTATTTAAGAAATGGAACCAGATAAGAAATCAGAGTCCTAACAAGGGCTCTTTTCTTTTATATTCGCGAAAATTACAAACACTATTATGAGAGAATGGAAAACTCGATTTATCGAGCTTCACAGTAATGTGAATCATTCTCTTATTTTTTCTAAATCGAAGGGAGCAAATGAAATGAAGGGCAAACAATTTATTAAACGCAATGCCTCTACAATTTTAACATGTATTGGAGGTGTTGGGGTGATTGCTACAGCAGTTACGGCTGTGCGAGCAACGCCTAAAGTTGTTAAACTTCTCGAACATTGTGAAGACGAAAAAGGTAGTAGTCTTACAAAATCGGAAGTTATACAGATAGCCGGGCTGCATTATGTCCCGTCGATTCTTATAGGCGTTGGAACACTCGCATGTATATTTGGAGCGAATACTTTAAATCAACGTCAGCAAGCAGCTTTAATGAGCGCATATGCTTTAGTTGACAACTCATACAAAGAGTATAAAAAGAAAGTTAATGAATTATATGGTGAGGAAGCGCATAAAGAAGTTGTTACAAGTATAGCGAAAGATAAGTATGCGGAAGAAGGTATAGAAGTTGGCGATGGTAAAAAACTATTCTATGATGACTTCTCTGGCAGATACTTTGAATCAACTTCTAAAGATGTTATTGAAGCAGAGTATAATCTAAACCGCAATATGGCCTACAATTCAGGAGCATATTTGAACGAGTTCTATGAATTCTTAGGTCTTGAGCCAATCGAAGCTGGCAAGGAACTAGGATGGTCTCAAGGTATATTAGAGGCTATGTATTGGGCTGAATGGGTTGAGTTTGATCACGAAAGAGTCTTATTGGAAGATGGCCTCGAGTGTTATATTATAACGATGCGTTATGAACCGGTTATAGATTTTGCTTACTATTAAACAACCGTACGCAGGTGACGGTATAAACTGATATTTTTATAGCATAGTCGCGTAAATAACATCGACTGTTATGGAGAATAGAAAGGAGATAATAACAATGAAAGTGAACAAAAGCTTATTATTAACGGGAGCATCTGCTTTATTGGGAGTAGGAACTTTTGTAGTGAATGCAATCAGTAAGAA